AATCATTTCCACTTTGAGTGACAAAAATTGTTTTACCAATTGGTTTATATGCATCTATCTTAACACTTCCCTTTCCATTTATTGGGGTAATTGTGATTCCAATTCCAGGGATAATCGACGTAACAATTCCAGAAAGTTGGGCACCAGAACCAAGAAAAGTAGTTGCATTTATTGTCTGGAATGTTGCAGCACCAGAGACATTGACATTGTTTAATGTAGTTATACCAGCAACATTTACATCCTGGAATGTGCTTAATCCAGTTACATTAATACTTGTTAGTGCATTTAATCCAAGATCTGCTCTAAATGCTGCTGCAGTAGTTGAATCTATTCCAGATAAATTTTGAAGTTGTCTTGATTGACTAATAATTTGTGTTGAACCAACACTAATAGTGCTTACTGTTGTAACACCAGAAATATTTACTCTTGTTGCATTTAAATTGGTAATATTCGATGTTACTTGTGTTGATACACCAGTTACATTTAAATTATTTAATGTTGTTATTCCAGTTACTCTTAGGGCATCAAATGTACTTAATCCAACAACTGTTAAGTCATTTAATACATCCAATCCTAGTGAAACTTCTATAGTATTTTTTGTTGTTTCATCAATAGAAGTTACACCTTGTAGGGTAGGTATTCTTGCACTTAGGGCAAATAAATTATTTGTTGTTGTTAATCCAACAGTTCTTGAAATACCACGAACATCTAAATTTGCTAGTGGGTCATTTGTGCCAATTCCCACATAATTTAGAGCTGGATTATAAACTAAACCAGATGGATTTACAAATGCACTTGTATCCTTATCAAAATCTTTTGTATAAGTTAAAAATTGAACTTGATTATCTGTTTGCTCATTAATCGTCAATGAAGCAGCAGCACCAACTGCCTGATAAGCAGTTCCAGTAATATCAATGTTATATACACCACTAAGTCTTTCTGCTGGAACTATTCCTCCAGTTATATTTGATGCATTTGTTAAAGAATTTGAAGTTGCTGCAACACCAGTAATACTAATATCATATAAACCGTTGAGTCTTGCTCTAGGTACAGTACCACTTAAAATATTAGTTGCATTACTTAAAACATTAGCAGTTGATACACCAATAGGGTAAAAACCACTTAACCTATTGGGGTTAATTATACCACTTAAGATATTTGCACCATCAAAAAGAAAGGTTGATGTAGTAGCAGAACCAGCTAAATTTCCAATGAATTGGGTTGCAGTAATAGTAGAAGCACCAACAATACTATTTCCCAACAAACTTAAATTGTCATTTTCTGCCAATTCCTCTATCTGTTTTGAATTCGGATTGGCAATTAAAGGATATCTGTCCGCCATTATAGAATGAGATGTTCTTTTTTTCTTATACTATATAGGTTCATTTTTTTATTCTACTTTTCATATTTCGACCAATCTGTGTTTTCTATTGCACTAATTTGTTCTCTTAAATTTTTAATATCTTCTCTTGTTTTCGAAGCAGATTGTAAAAGTGACCACGCATATTTTTCTTTTTCTGCTCTTTTGTCTCTTAGCACTTTAGATTTAGTTGCAACATCCCTTGCTAAGGGTTCATACTTAGATTTGTTTGCATTATGAGTTGCTTCTGCAGAAGATATTGCAGAGTCATAACTAGAACAATTTGCTGGAGTATTTGGACCAGTGCTAGCATAAGAAATTGTAGGACCAGTTGTTCCTCCAATGGTTACTGTTGTTCCTCTAGAAGCATATGTAGTAGAGCAAATAATAGGAGACTCCCCTCCACCACTACATGTAGTTATTGTTGGCCATTGAGTAGTTCCTATCCAATATTCTGCTCTACCTGCCCCAACAAAAGGTTCTTTAATTGCTGGAAGATCATCTGCTCCCTTTATTTTTATTCTTTCTCTTGCAGTTTCTGGTTTCCATGAACGAGATTTATTTGGATCTCCATTTGAACTGTATGTCAAACTATGTCCAATTCCCAAGTTAGATGCATTCAGCATTCCAATCTCCTCTGGACTATTTGGATTACTTGTATAATCAAATCCCGCATCAATTTCTCCTTGAGTTCTAAGTACGTACATGTCGGAAGTTGTTGAAGATGCCAAAGCAACTGTAGATATTGAAACTGCTGGAATCGTTGTTACTATACCAACTCTAAAATCTCCTTCCTCTAACCCAACCAATGCTGGATTGCTTAGAGTTATTGTATTCACAGTAAGTGTTGTGGTAGTTAAAATTCCAGCAGAGTCGTAATATTCAATAACTTGAGTTCCTGTTCCAAATCCCGTTATCTCCGTATAACTACTTGATGTAAAAATTCCAACAAAATTAGTTCCAAGTCCTGTTACTTCTGGTTCCAACAGTACCATTCCAACAGTAACTATTCCAATATTTCCAGCACCAAAATGATAAAAAACATTGCTACCAGTTGATATACCACCAACTAAAGTTGTCAATATTCCAACAACATCGGTTGTACCAAATCCAGTTACTTCTGGCAAATCTCCAGTAGTGAATAGTTGGGGATTATCCAAATCGTCAGTTAAAGTATCACCTATCTGTATTTGTGATGGTATTGTTGGAATAACGTCTCCTAAAAAATTGACTGTGGATATTCCAACCCAAGTGGACCCAAGTGAAACATGGGCAGTAAACTGGGTTACTAAATCTGAACCGTAGTCTTTATTTGAAGGTCTTTTATGGTATTTGAGACCATGGTATGAAGTATATCCATATGTTCCTGTACCAGCACCTCTCCCATCATCTGGTGGTCCCCCATTTAATACGACTTTCCAAGTTTCGAAAGTTGTAGATGTTGCTCCATCCCCAGAACCAGAGAATCCAGTCCAAGAACTTTTCTTTTCCCAAATTAAGTTTGTCCTACATCCAGAAGAAATCCTTGCATCATATGCTTGTTTTATAGCAGGAATTGTTGTATTTACATTTTGAACTAATCCCAATGCTTCGGCATCTACAGATTTAATTAATCCAGTATATCTATCTATTTCAATATCAACCAATGCGAGTCTATCGAGAATTCCTTCTCTTTGCTTGATTTTGCTTTCCAACTCTTCCTTTAAATTTTCAAGTATTTCTTGCGATACGGTCATTATTATAATAACAGTTTTTAATATTTATTTTGCTATAGTTGCTTCCATTGGGATGGATGAGTACAACCCTGATGATGCTTATAATGTTCTGGCTTAAGAGTTACTCTCAAATCTCCCGCAATCGCACATCTTTCATTGACTCTGGGAATTGTTTTTTTAGTATGATGATAAGTTCCTGTTGGCATCAATAATACAGTACCCTCATGTGGAGTTATGGTATAATGATTACAGTTAAATTTATTAAATCCAGTCATTACATTATGTTTATCCGCAACATCAAACCACCCCTCACATACTTGATTTGCATTATCATCTGGAACTCTGCTTACAACGAACTTATCAGAGGTTTCGTCAGTATTTAAATAATAGACAAAACTTATATTTGCTTCATTGTGTTTATGGAATGCTAATGGTGGAGTTGTATCATCACGATGATATACAACCCAAGACTTTATAATATGATAATTCATTAAATCATAATCAATTCCTAAAACTTCTAGATATTCATCTAGAGCAGTTTTGAGTGATTCGAAAAATTGATTATATTCCTCTTTTAGGTGAACGAATATTCGTGAAGATGCTTCTGGTGATTCGTATTCATATCCATTAAACCAATATTTTTTTAAACTTTCATAATGTTTTTGTTTAAATTCTTTATGGCAGTCTATTGTCGTTTGATAAATTGCTAATGGAAAAATTTCATGGGTTTTTTTCATAATTTAAATTAAAAACCATATTCACTATTATCTCCTGGATAATCCTCTGGTGTCAAACCTTTATACTCTGGGATATTTTTAGCAACATCTTTTCTTTCTGCAGTTACCGTATAATAACACTTAATTGTTCCACCAGTATTATTTTTAATATGAATTGCATTTTCGTCTTCTATTCTATCTACGTATAATTCTTGGTGCATTCTAATTGGAGTCAACTGAACACCAATTGTATTCATATCAACTAGACCTTTCCAATAATCTGGTAGTTCTATTTTATTGGTTCCATCAAGATAACCACGAACATAAACTTCTGCTGCTGGACCCTCCAAGCAAACATAACGAAGTCTATGATCTTTTTTAGTTGGATGGAGAATATCAAATGGTTTCTTCGAAAGTGCTATCCCATAAGTTTGGACTAGAGATGTTCCTCCAGCAAAGAAATCAGCAGCAGTGCAAATGCCATCAATGGTTACTGCCCCATGAAAAATCCCTGGAGCATTATTTAAGCATAAAGCATTTCCAATATTAATTGCATTTTTTAAGTCAACTCCATTCTTTAGACTTAATGCATTCTTAATAGTTATTCCATTTTTTGTAGTAACACCAGTAAATAAACTTACTGCAAATACATTTAAAGAACCAATAATATTGGTAATTCCAGTTACCTCTAATGATGCTGGAACTGCAAGTGAACCTAACGGTGGTCCTATCATGCAAGTGGCACGAGCAATTCCGAGCTGTGCAGTTGCACCAATATATACTGGACCATTTAAAACTGCAGTTCCTGGAGTTACTCTACTGGAAGCAGTCAAAAATGAAGTATCAATTTGTCCAACTACTAGTTTATCACCAACTGTAGAAATAGAAGATAGTGCTGGCATATCAAATTAACTGTAAGAATTTCTTTAAGTTTCCAAGTGAGTTTAATATTTGACCAATAAAAGAACCTTGAAAAATATCAACCAAAGATGAACTAGATTCCTGAACTCCTGCTGCAGTCTCTACATATTGACCCATTATATTTACTGAATTTTGAGCAGGAATGTCAATATTTGTTCCTTTTATTCTACTAGTTGGTCCATCTATCTCAATTACCTTTCCTGCTTGAATAGTAACTTCTCCCTCACCATCTTCTGCCACAAGACGAATGCTTCTTGCTTTTAGGGTAATTTGACCATTAACTGCTTCAAAATGAATATCTCCATTTTTTGCATAGATTATTTTTGCTGGTTCCTTTTCATTTGTCTTTCTTCCGCAAACTTCTAATGAAGTTTTTAATGAAATATCTAATTTATCCCCATTTTTGTAATAAGAATATCCAGTATGCTCGTCAGTTATCATGGCATACCCAACTTCTTTACCATTTATTTGCGTTCCAGATTGGACTTTAAATCCAAATCCTTGCTGCCACCATTCTTTCTTTTGTTCAGCCATTATGCAGAGAGTTTTTTTTTTATTTAGTAATACAATCAATGATGTTGATAACACCAAACTGATTAACAACAGTAATCTTGTTAAATGATGGGGTGTATTGAATAACTGGATATGCAGATGCACCTTCTCCTGTTGTTGTTATTATGTCCGCAGATCCTGGATTTTCAGAAAAATTATTACTACAAATACCAGCAATAGAAGTAACACCAACTATAGAACCAGTTGGTGTTACTATTACATTATAGGTACACTCACCAAATCTAATAGTATCACCAGATGTATATCCAAATCCAGGATTTTTAATAACGATATTGGTTATTATTCCTACAACATTAGTTCCTATTCCAGCAAATGTTCCTATTCCAGCAAATGTTCCTATTCCTGGGAATGGAACTAAATTACCAGAAATTGAGGTAGTTCCAATTCCAGTATTTCCACCAAAATCATCTGGAATTGGAGTTCCAGGTGGAGATTCATTTGGTTGATTAAGTGCTGGTGAAAGAGTTGGAGCAAGTCTATTTCCTATAATTATTGTTGTTTTTGCAACATAATCTTCATCTGGATCATATAAATTAAATACCATTGTTTCGACAGGTTCTGTCAAACTATCTTGTCTAATTTTTACTGGTATTTGAGCAGTATTATTGACTATTTTTATTTTTCCAGAAAGTGACAATAAATCCAAATCTTCTATCTTTACGTCACCAGTTATTTCATAATACAATTCTATATTATCTGCGACATTGGTAGTGGTTATGGTAAAGTTTACTGTTTCTCCCTCAAATACTGTATACCTATCAGCAGAAACCACATAAGTTGGAGAAACAAGGAAACTTGAATAGTCTCCTGGACAATACCCAGACCCAGGATTTAGTACATAGATAGATTCAATTCTTCCATCGACAATTTTTGCCTCAAGTTCAGCACCAGAACCATGATTTGTGTTATCTATTACATTTACTGATGGTGGACTAGTATATCCCTTCCCTGGATTTAATACCTGAACAGTAAGTACAGAACCATCATTTCCAACAATCGGAACTGCCTGTGCATTTATTCCTGTGCCAAATATTTCTATAACTGGTGGAATACATGTTGATGATTTCACTCCAGGAGGCATTGGAGTTTTTTCATCCTGAGATGTTGGATTTATTGCCTTTTGAGAACAATCTCTGAATGGTGATGGTCCTGTATAACCAAATAAGGAAGTAGAACCAAATGCTTGGTCAATGTCAGAATTTATTCCCTTCATAAAGTTCATTTTTTTGAGGGTTCTTGTCCAACTATCTTTTCCATTTTTGGATGGTCCAGTGTTTGAACACCATTGAGAAGCAGTCTCACATTTTAATTGATCGCAACCTATAAAATTGAGAATTTGCTGAGCAACTGAAGATACTTGGCTGAGAACTGATGTAATTTGTCCAATCCCCCCCAACAACCAATCAAGACCAGACATAACTGGTCCTAACAAATCATCAATAAAATCCATCAACTTGGATAAAATACCAGCAACAAATTCTTCTACAGCACATAATGGGGCATTAATTGCCCTACCAATCATGTTAGTTAAAAGGTTAACGATGTAGTCAATAATTAGGGGAATTAATTTTTCAAATAAGCAAAATATAATATTAATAATATTCTTTGTTGCCTCTGCTACAGGAGGATGTTGGGGAAGTGGAAGAACCTTTGCGATGAAATCCCGAAATAGATTAGTAACCAGTTTAATTATTGCTCCTCTTAAATTATTAACTATAAACTTTACAACACCAACAATTCTTCTTGCAAATCCCCTTATCTCATTTACTATATCTACAAATTCATTCAATATTGGATCAACATAAGTTCCAATAAAATCTTGTATTCTCCCAACAAATTGAATAAACTCTTGTAGTATTTTTGATATTTTTCCAATTAAATTATCATTGCATCCATTTTCTCTTGTAATGCATATATTTCCCTCTGCTGCAAACTGCTGAGATGCTAAATCTTCTCTAATTGCTTGGTCTGCGCCTGGTTTATTTTCTTCTCTTGCTGTCTCTACTAAATTTCCAATTTCTTTCGAAAATGCAATATCTGTTATTGAACTTGATGATGTTTTGGGTTCTCCCTGAACACCATCATTCTGTTTTCTTATTTGGGTTGCACCTTGTCTTAGTGGACCAGTGTGACCAGTGAATGGTCTCATCTGGTCTCCAATTGATTCTTCTGGAAAATTTACGACACTTTCATTTCTATGAAGACATCCAACAATAACTGGTTGCTGCCCGTCATCACCATCAAGAAAAAATCCAAAGGCAGTTTCCCCACCAGTTAATCTTAATGTTTGACCCACACCTCCTTGGTATGTTCCTTCTGCACCAGTTGCCATTACATGTGCCCACGGCAAATCATTATCGGGGAGAACATTTCTATCAAATGGATGATATCCAATAATTCTTACTTTGCATCGATATGCCCAACTGCCACCAGTCTTGCCTTTTTTGTTTTCACCAGCATCTAGTGCAGACTTTTCATCTCTCCATACCTTTGCAGGGGCAACCTGACCAATCCACCAAATGAATCCGTCTTTGCCCAAATAATTTGATTTTAATAAAGAACCTTCAATCATCGAAAATTTTACACTCAGGTGCGTCTGGATTTGTATGACAATATAATTCAAAATTTGTTGGACAATCAAAAACATCTGGATTGTGTTTTTGATAGTCTAAAAGTTCAGATAGATATGTTTCCAAATATCTTTTTCTTTGTTTATTTATTGCGGGACTTTCCAGTTCCTCGCATACATCATTAATTACTTGTTGAAGTTCCATTGTTTTTATTTGTTAGAAGACCCATAAAGACCATAACTATCACGAATCAATTTTAAACTCGTTACTGTTTGAGTTGCTTCAAAATGGTGTCTTAATTCTTTGATTAAATAATTTCCACTTTGTTGTTTATCTACTTGTTTTTTGTCAGTTACTTCGATTGCGGGAAATTCAGCATGAATTATGTCACCAGCTTTTAAGTTGATATTGCATGGTACTACCATATTTAGTGCCTGTGTGAACAAAATATTATATCTTGATGCAGATTTTGCCATATCAGCAACATCTCTTCCAGACTCCTTAATAACGGTCTCTTTATCCAGTACTCCTCTATCGGAAGTACGAACCATCATTCTTGTCCAAGATTCTCCCAATTCTTTTGATACGGCAATAGTATCATCTGTCCCTAAAGTATTTTTAATTTGCTCTTTTAATTTATAGATGTATATGTCCATCTTGCCAGTATATAAATCGTAAAAATAAGTTTTATTCGAATACATTCCAACTCGCAATCCCTTCAATAAATCAATATTTTTTTCTATATTGTAATTCAAAATTATAAAAGGATTCTCAGTTTTTCCTGCTTCTACGGCACCTGTAAATACATATTTTGGAATATTCTTTAAGTCTGCAGAAGAAGAACCAAGTTGTGTATTGGATACTAAACTGTCGGCACTTTTAAAATTAAATCCATCTTTATTCTCATAAAAGAGGTAACCAGAAGTTCCCTTTGCCTCACCATTATTTCCTTCCCCAGAAACTCCACCAGAAGATAGTGGAGATGCTTTTGGTCCTAACCAAGTTAATACTGTAAATGGTTTTCTTGTATTACCAATAAAACTATAACTATTTGAAGTACTTTCGATATTTTCAGATTTATATTTTGTTGTTTTTAAATCATCCTTTAATATAGTTTCAACAGTTGTCTTTATATTGCCCTCATATCGCCTAAAGCATCTTGTTGTTTCATTGGTAATACCTTCTCTGGAAATTAAATGCAAAGTGAATGTTTCTTTAGTGTCCTTTGCCATAACATCACTAACCTTAAACACATACATTGAATATTCTTCATCCAAAGAAAATTCACCAGAACCAGTGTTAATACTAAAGGCAACTCTTTCTCCACCACGTATTGGTAAAAAATTATAAATCGAAGTGGAATTGGAAATCATCATACTCATAGTTATACATGGGGATAAAATATCCTCAAAGTAATCTACAAATAAAATTGAATTGGTAATATCAATTTTTTTAGAACCATCAAGTGATTCTATAACTGCATAATTATAACTTAAACCTTCTATTGCTGGATTTGACATTATGTTTGAGATAAATTGGTAAGAAGAAGAGTTTTCATCAAACTATTTACCATCTGTGATTCTGGTTTTCCTATTATAGTTGGTGCTTGAGGTGAACCTTGAGGTAAGGTTATTGAAGGAGTGCTGCTGCCAACTGGTGCGGATGGAGTTTTAATTGGAATGAGAACTATCGATGAACCTGGTGAATTGTATTCTGGATAATTAGAAATATTCTTTTGCAATTTTGATAGTTCTTCTGGAGCAAACATAGAAACGTCAACTCCCATACCACCATATCCACCTCCCATCATATCCTGTAATTTTTTACTATACTTTTGGTAATTTGGATGAACTTTATCCGTAGCATTAAAACCTCCAGCAAATTGAACGAATCCAGGGAATTCATTTGCCAATGCTTGAAGTTTTGAATTTATGGGAGATAAATCTGATCTATCAACACTAGTTCCCATTAATTGAACACCCTTTGCTCCCATAGATTTGGCATACTGCAATTGCTGTCTAACTGTTGCTAAATCGGATGGTTGATTTGAAATTCCAGAAGATAACCTAATTAGTTTTCCGCTCATATCTTGGGATTGCATCATTTGCAATACATCTTTTGGACTTGCTCCAGATTTTGCATAACCAGCACTTCCAGTTTTGTCTTTCACTCCCTGTGCAATACTATCACCAATTGTTAGCATGGGTGCAGACATAATATCATTTGCACTGAATTTTCCTGCTTGTCCATTTGATGTTGGTGCCACTGCTGGTGTTCCAGTTTTTATTGGTGATACTTTTGGAGTTTTGGGAGAAGTTCTTAAAAATGGTCTTGGGTCAATGATTTTTCCAGACGTATTATATAATTCAAAATGTAGATGTGGAAAATCCTTTGAACTTGCAGTATCTGCAGGTGAAACTGTTCCTATTTTTTCTCCTGTTTTAACTTCTTTTCCAACAGAAACGTTTGATAGTACATGCACATATCTTGTTTTTGTGCCATCTTTGTGTAATATTCCAATAGTTTGACTACTTCCACCTCCTTTTTGGAATGGATAACCACGACCAACTTCAACTACAGTTCCTGCCATTGCTGCTAAAACTGGATCTCCTGCATTTTGGTCTGCAATATCTTGTCCAGCATGTCTTCTTCCACCACCCCTGTCTGCTCCAAATTGTGCCCCACCATACGTGCTCACATGCCCAGTCACAAATGGAGCAACCCGTTCTACGTTATCAAATCCAGGATAATTTGCATCTGTTGTTCCTTGGTCATCTACTCCAGGTCCAATATCGTTTTGATCCGCTGATATTATATCTGTTTCTGTTCCTTCACCTATTGGACTACTAGAATCTAAAGAAAACCCCATAGCAAAATCACTAAATTTGTTAACAACACTTTCAAACTTATCCATTGCATTTTTAAAACCACCAGAATCTTCTGATAATCCTTTTTGTTTCTGCTCTTGTGCTTTTAGTCTTTCTTTTTGTTTTTGTTCTAATGACTTCTCCCCAGTTACTCCTTCATATGCCCTATCTGCTGCGTATCCACCAATAAAATTTCCTGCCATACTTCCAATTACAAATCCAACTCCTGGGATTGGTATGAGTGTTTGTCCAATTGCACCACCAAGTAAACTACCAGCAAGAGCACCACCAGTACCAGCAGCAGATTTTCCTATACTTTCACCACTTGCAAGACCCGTGGCAAAATCCAATCCAGCAAATATACTATTAACAATTCCTATACTTCTTAATCCAGTAAATCTCAGACTCTTTCCTTTGGGGATTGGATTCTTTGGTTTTTTTGTTGATTCTCCAGGTTGTTTTCTTCCAGAAAACATATTTCCAAGGAATCCAGCAACATCAAAAGAACCACCAATCAATGACCTCAACAAATTACCAATATTCCCAAAAGAACTAGCAACATTTAAATTTGCCAATTCTTTTATTTTTCTTTTTGTTGGTAATTTTATGGTTTGAAGTTCTTTAGTTTCTTTTAATAAAAAAGATGAGAATGATTTGTATTCTGACTGCATTTTAGTCAGACTTCTCTTAGTGCTACTATTAAGTGCAGCAATGCTATTAAAAGATGTAATTAGAGGTGAAGAAATTGTTTTTGCCATTATCCGTCAACGATATTATAAACTATTTTAGAATACATTGTTAAGAAATTAGCAGGATCTGATGATGATAGTAATGGAACCGTTGGACCCTCATTTTCTGGTGGGACTACTATTTGTCCACCTCCACCTGTTGATTGTTGTGGTTGCTGCCCACCCGACATATCACCAATTGGAAGCATAGAAATTGTTGATTTTGCCTGAGATGGTGGTGGTTGAGAAATATTCATTGCCAATTTTGCTCGTTCTTCTGGAGCAAACATTGATGGATCAACACCAAGACCACCCATTCCTTTATCTGGTTTTGCTTGTGGTTTTCCATAAAACTGGTTATAAATTCTTAAACTATCTGCTACAGTTCTAGAGGTTTGTCCCGTTGCTTCTCCATGGACACCTGCCCAACCAGCACTTCCACCAGCTTTCCTAATTGTTGCTTCTGTAGCTCTCTTTGATGGGTCAATTCCAATTGCTTGTAAGTGTGCTAATGCCAGTTTATCTTGTATTTCGGGAGTCATGGGGGTATTTAAATCTACTCCTGCTCTACGTGCCGCTGCCCTCAACGTATCTGGCATAAACTGATATGCACCAGTAGCACCACTCACTCTACCTCGATATTTTCCATATGCTATTTGCTTTCCACCAAGTCTATCTGGAAGTTTTCCAGTTTCGGACATTCTTGCAGCTTCTTCAATCGTTAATTTACCTTCTGCCAATTCTTTAACTACTTGCCCACCAAAAACTTTACCGTATCCGTCTTGTCCAGCAGTTCCCTCTGTGGCACGAAGAGTCTGCAACCATGCCTTTTCTTCTTGTGTATCAGCAGTAACATCTGATGCTCCACCTGTCATTCCACCACCAGAAGTAGATGGTGGTTTTGGTGTAGTTGTGCCACCCCCAGGAGCAGATGTTGATGGGGAAGATTTATCTTTTTTGGGACTTCCTTTTATCATCTCTTCAACTGCATTTGCAAATTTTTCAACAATAAAAGCAAACCTATCTGCAATACCCATTGGTATGTTAGTTACTTGTGGCATCGATTGGAGTCTGTCACTATCAGCAAGTGCATTTACTGCCAATCCTCCACCAACAGCACCCAAACCCAAACCAAGGAGACCAGCACCTTTACGACCAAACTTTACATTTCTTGGTGCAGTTCTTCGTAATGGTCCACCAGGAACATCGACATCTAAATTTATTCCAGGACTACCTCCTGAAGATACTTGTGGTAAGTTTGATAACTGGGAAACTATTTTTAAAATTGTTTGTCTTATTAATTTTGCAATCTCAAAGCTTTCAGTAAAAGATGTTTTAAGTGTTTGTAATCCTTCTCTTAATTGTTTTATATTTTTTCCACTTCCAAAAAATTGAATAAATCCAACAGCATTTTGATATGCTTTTAGGAATTTATCCAATATTCCTATTGGTTTAGCACTATCAATATCTTCAGTTCTTTTTTTATAATTATCAGTTAACTGCTCTACAAAATTTTTAGTTTGTTGTTGAATATTTTGTACTACAGTTTGAAGTTGAGTTACTTGATTTGTTTGTTGTTGTTTTATCTGCTGTATTTGATTTGTTATATTTGATGATACTTGTTGTATTTTATCATCTGTTTGCTTATTAGTTATGTTAGTGGCATTTCTAACGCTATTATCTACTTGATTTAAAATATTTGACGATATTGTACTTACAATACTATTAATATCTGGAGTTACTGGTTTTACTGCTGCACGTTGAAATCCTACAATTTTATTTGCTGCCGAAGAAACAACAGAAGACCCAAGTGGAACACCGCCAGATATAAAATTCTGTGCAGATTCAACACTTTTTGGACTTCTTCCTACTATTGTTTCTGGTCTAAGGGCAGACTTAATTGCCATTTGATTGTTGTTGTTTTAATTTTTCTTCTTCAATATGCTGCTGCAATAATCCAACGTAAATATCCCTTTCCCAGGGTATCATATTTTCAATCTCAGTCAATGAGTATTTATGGAACTGCATGAGGGCAAAATTGATTCTAAAATAAGCCTCAAGATCCATATGAGACATAATTAGCCGAAAAAACTCGTTAACCCCTCCAACGTCACTTCATTTACTACTCCAGTTTTAGGATTTTTTACTTTTAAAGTATGAGAAAGTTTTGGCATGGTCTCAAAGAAATGCTCAATTTTCTTAAATTGAGAAGAATTCATTTGCTCAATGAACTCAATTAATTCTTTTTTTGTGCAGTCTGATGCTGCCCAGGATTCCTCATCATTATACACCATATCAATACAGGAAGAAATAATATCAAAAGACTTTTCAATATTGTTTTCACTTTGAACTTCACTAAAATCAAAATTATTTTTAATGAATTGGTCCAAAGATGGATACTTCATCTTCATAATCAAATTGTCATCCAATTTTATATCAGAAGAATGTTCTGGATTTTTTTGAACTTTTATTTCATCAATATAAACTGTCACTGGAACTTGTGTGTTCTCATTATCATCATAGCACGTAACAATCAAATCAATATTTTCTCCTACAGATTTCCCCCTAACATTTAGAAATACATATTCAATATCAAAAGTTGGAAGATCCTCTACTTTAACTCCTTTAGTGAGGATGCATTCTTTTAATACCTGCTTTATTGCATTTGTAATTTGTTTGGTGTCTTTAGATTCTAATGCAATAATTAAAATTTTTTCTTCTTTAACTAAAAATGGTCGGTATTTAATTATTTTCCCATTTGATGGTAATTCCAACTCATATGTTGGTGTAGAAATCTTCGGTAAAGGCATAATAACCCAATAAAATATTCAGTATAATTATTTATTATGCTCCACGAATCGTTCCCCTATTGTGCTCATAAACATATCTAGAGTAACTAAATTCCACAGTAGTTTTTGTTATCGTACTTCCTTCATATGATACTGGCAACGCAGTAATGTTTGTTGGAAATGCTTCTATCAATCTATAAGTAATTGATGGCACATTTCCCAATTCACCTCCAGGTATAGTTGGGTCTAACTTAAAATTTCTTTCAAATTTAACAATACTAATAGTTCTCTTGTAATCATCTGGATACTTCATTCTAAAAAAATCATTTCTGTTTTTTCCATTTCCAAAACCATTTGTACTTGGACCAAATCTACCACCTGCTTCATTACCATCAAGTCCATATAGTGGATTAATAAAATTCATCCACTCCTCAAATAAACGAAGTAACTTATAATCATTATCAACATAAAAGGTTAATGTTATTGGTGCATATACCCTTCTTGTCGGAAACCTTTCGATTATTCCCTGACGACTTCCAGATTCTTCCGTAACTTCAAAAGTTGCTCCAGGAATTACTGCTTCTGAGCAATAAAAATCATAGTAAGTATTTTGTGCCAAATCAGTTGTAAGTCCAGAAGAACTCAACCACTGCATTAATTTATCTTCACTAGAATTTGAGTTTGTTAAATGTAGAGAAACTTTAAATTGACTAGTTAATGATAAAGCACCAAAAATATCTCTAGCACTATCAAGTTGAACTGCCCCATCACTTCTTGGGGTAGTCATCTTAACATACAAAGGACCTATTTCTGGAAATCCTCTGGAGTTTGTTTGTGCCATTTATAAATATTTTTAAAAAAATACCTATACTATGTATGCCACATAAAGATGATTCGGGTTACCGACAGGGTAAATTTAAACCACAAAAACCAGAAAAATATAAGGGTGATCCAACAAAAATAATTTATAGGTCATCATATGAATTGAAATTTATGCAATATTGTGACCTAACAGAAAGTGTAAACGAATGGAGGTCAGAGGAATTTTTTATTCCATATATTTCTCCTATAGACAATAGAGTACATAGATATTTTCCAGATTTCTTTGTTAAGTATACTGATAAAAATGGCAACAATAGAACTTTGGTTATAGAAATTAAACCAGAAAAGGATTTAAAAATGCCAGAACAAAATCCAAAAAGAAAAACAAAGTCTTGGGCATTTCGAGTTAAAACGTGGGCAGTTAATCAAGCAAAATGGAAAGCAGCCAAAGAATTCTGTGAGGATAGAAAATACGAGTTCAGAATTTTAACCGAAAAGGAATTGGGAATACCAGTAAAATGATTTCAGAAGAAGTAAAAAAACAAGCAGGGAAAAAATTTAGAAGCACAAATTGGTGGACCAATGCCACCATGAATGAACTAAGAAATTATCAAAGAAGAAATATAAATGAACTTGATACAAATTTTATAGTACCAGGTGATTTAGTATTCTTTCTTTATTCTGCAAAATATCCTCAAAAATATGAATGGTGGGATAGGCATCCACTATCTTTTATAGTTGATGTAAATCCAAGAGAAGGAAGTTTTGTTGGAATAAATTTACATTACTTAAATCCCCAATATAGAGGGGGATTTGCCAAATCACTCCTAAATAAAACAGGAGTTTCCAATGCCCCAAAAAAGACTATTCACAAATATCTTTTTTCTGGAGTAATGAGTGAATTATTTAAGGTCCCAAAAAAAGATTGGGTTGGCGTTTCATTATTACCGACAGAACAATTTGTCGATAAAAACGGGCAATCCGTACCAAAATACAGAGTCTGGGACGCACCTTAAATGGGATATGAATTATTAAAAGATAATTATTACGTATCGGGGATTGCTCCTTTAGGAGTTCCTTTAGGATTTGGATTAAGATATGATCCAAATACTGGTGATTACGAATTAAAGCAAAAGGGTCTTGGTGGAAGTTATGATATTGGAATAGGGTTGGCAGTATTCTACAAAAATGGAAGTTGGTATGGAGATGCACTAAGAGACCCAAAATTATTTAAAGATGGAAAACCAACAGCGTTAGCAAACCAATTAAGTGAAGATATTAGAAGAAAAGTTAATGCTGCGTATATAAAAGGTGGTGGATCAAACTCTGGACTAAAAATAAACAAAACTGCAATAGATCCCACAGGAACTGCGGGGATTAATAATTTTTTCCCAGGAAATAACGCAGGACTTGCCACTGCTGTTCCTGGAGGTACAATTCTTTCATCACCACCTGGGTCTCTACCGAAATTCAGTGAACCTTTAGATTTTCCAAGTGCCAATGAAGAACCTTTATTTGGAACACAGTCAACAAAAGACAGCAGAAGTAAATTACTAGTGTATCCAGTTGATATCCTTGAAAATAGACAAGATACACTTAGAATAACCATGTATAATTATTCTTCTCCAAGTGGAGAATCTTTGTTTGGTGGACAAGACCCTGGAAAAATTGTAGTAGATGGACTTCAGCGTTTATCTGGTGCCAAATTTGGAAAAGAAGAATTCAAAGGAACTGTGATTTTGCCAATTCCAAATAATGCTTCTGACGCAAACTCAGTTGCTTGGGCAGAAGACTCCATGAATAATATTACTGCTGCACTGCTTGCAAAGGCATCTGGAAATTTAGCACTCGCTGCTGGTGGTGCTCTTGCTGGAGCATTGACTAAAGCAGTTGCTGGAGTAAATCCATCACAAGCAATTTACTATCTTACATTATTACAAGAAATAAATCCAGATCTAAAAGACCCAAAAGTTCTCAAACAAGTAAATTCCCTAGTAGCATCACTATCATTAAAACAAGCAGGAATTGACATCTCACCAGAAACTATACTTTCCAGAGGTTTTGGTGTAGTGCCAAATTCTAATATGGAACTTCTATTTAATTCACCAAAATTAAGAAGTTTTGAATTTTCTTGGAGATTAAGTCCAAGAAGTGCAAATGAGGCAAAAACAGTAAAAAGAATTATAAGATTCTTCAAGCAGGGAATGGCAGCAAGAAAATTAAGTGCAAGTTCGGGAGCAGGTGCAGCATCAGCGCTTTTGGGAACTCCAAATGTATTTAAGTTGCAATATAAAACTGCAGATGATAAAGCAATCTCTGGATTAAATAGATTTAAATTATGTGCTTTAACAGGATTTTCGGTAAATTACACTCCAGATGGTCAGTGGTCTGCATATGATGAGGGACAACCAGTATCTGTAAATTTAGGTATGGGATTCACGGAACTAGAACCAATATTTGAATCCGATTATCAAGATAAAATATTTAAAGATTTGAAGGGTGCTCCAGATCTAGATGAAATTGGTCCAGACGACGTAGGTTACTAATATGTCATATTTCAGAGAACTTCCCAACTTACAATACCCATCACAATTTCAAGTAAGAAATTACATTGATGAATATGTAAGTGCAAAAAATCTTTTCAGAAGAGCAAAACTAAGAGGTGATGTGGCAAACTATGCCACTGCATTTACATACTATCAAATAGTAGATAGAGAAAGACCAGACCAAATTGCTCAAAAATTATATAATGATTCAAATTTAGATTGGATTATTTTACTTACAAATAATATTAAAAATTTGAATAATGAATGGCCCCTAGATAATGATTCACTTTATAAGTACATGATTGAAAAATATGGATCAGATGAAGAACTGGCAAAAGTTCATCATTATGAAACAGTAGAATATAAAGATGAATTTGGACGAATAATTATTGAAGGTGGTCTTCAGGTAGATCCTGGAAAATCAGAAACAATACAAACAAGAGAAGATACAAATGAGTATCTGCTAGAATCTTTCCCAAGTGCAAAAAGCAATACTGTTATCAGTATAAATCTTTGTCAAAAATTAACAGTATATGGAAGGGACATTAAAACAAGTGAATATTTGATTACAGATATTCAAACTAATATATCATACTTAAAAATCAAATCCAAAACTTCCAATGGATTTGGTGATGTAACTGTGTTAAATAGTTTAGCAGATTGGCCTTTTAGTTGGGGTGGAATTTTAAAATTGAAACAAAGAAATGGCAATGAAGTTGAAGTAAAATTAACCGATGCCATAACAGATACAAAAATAAGAATACCAGAAAGACTTTATGAAATCACTGGAACACTAGTCGATGGTATTCTACAACCAACATTTAAGTTCACTAACGAGTTACCAGCAGCATAAATGAAATTCCCATTTCCTGGAATGAAAGTCTTTATCGAGTCCGATAGTCAAATATTGGAGTACCTTGATACGACAGGAAGCATACAAACAGTAAAAAATGTAGTGAATCCAGTCACAAATTATGAATATGAAGTAAAAGAAAATGAAAGAAAGAGAACAATACTCGTATTGAGACCAGAGTATATTGGTGCAGTTACTTATGATATGAGAAATATGATGAAATATGATAGATCGTCTCAGTATGTAGACTCATCAACTAAGAAAACATATAACCCAAGAAATAACATATAAAAATCCCGCAAAACCTTCATAGAGAAAATTTTGCGGGAAATTTTTTCGGACCCTTTTTTAATTTAAAGGTGATTTTTCAACAAGGGTAGTATTGAACTTCTTTAAATGTTCTTACGTATGGTTCTACCCTACCTTCACCAGAGACTACTTCTTCACGAAAGATTTCTCTTTTGCAATTTCCATTATATCCATAATATCTTGGATAGTAATTTGTGTAATATCCACCATATCTAAATGGTCTCCAAAATTGATCCCATGTTATTGCATAAGATGGGGATATTGTAAAAATTACAGAAAGAAAAATCAAGTATTTCATCAGGATTCTGCAAGTTTTTGGAAGTAGCTCAGGGCATCATCATCTTCGTCTTCATCATCACTAGAACTTGAAGACGAAGTACTGACATCATCATAAGATGCGGAACGAGATGAGGACGAACTTACAGATTCACCACGACGTTCACGTTCCCACTCTTCCTCCTCGGCAACAACTTCTGGGTCTTGGTTCTTAGGAACACCACGGAGACCAAGAGTGTATTCAAGACGCTTCTTGAGGTCATCATAAGACTTAAACTCTTTGGGGTCTGTAAAGTCATTCAGGTTGTTGAGGGACTTATAAATTCGTTCCAGTTCATCATCATCACCATCAAGAAGAGCAGAAGGTGCAGCAAACTCAGACTTGTCGTAGTTCCAGTATCCATCTTTCTTAACAAGTTTCAGCTTGAAGTGAGCACCAGTCCAGAAATCGAAGGGATTAATGGGAGTTTCATCTTCAAACTCAGGTTGCATTGCCGCAAGAATCTTATCATAGATTTTCTTACCAAACTTATAGAGGAAGACTTTACCCTCATTGTCAGGATTGGCAGGATCACGAACAACATAAATGTTTGCGTAGTAAGAAAGTTTACGCTTTTGCTTACGTGCTTCTTCTTTATCACGATCAGAACCAGAGTTCCAGAGAACACGGTTCTTTTCACACACAGGACATTGCTGACCAAGAGTGGTGAGGCAGTTGTCAATCAACCAACCACCAGGACCTTGGAATGCGTGAGACCATACTTGTGCCCAAGGCAATTCACAACCTTCGGGGGCAGGAAGGAAACGGATAACTGCGGAACCTACACCGCTCTTATCCATAACAGGTTTCCAAAAACGGTCGTCATCCTTGGAACCAGAATCGTTGAGTTTCTCGACTTGTTTGATGAGTTTTTCGGTGAGGGAACCCATCTTAGATTGCTTTTTAAGATCAGCAAAAGACATTCGTATTCTCCGTATTAATCGTATTTGAAGTGTGTGCCGTATTGGTACGTATTAAGTCTAGCAGCAGAAGGGTCAATCGTCAAGAGTTTTCTCAAGATACTCAATCTGAGATTCTAAAATCTTGAAAAATTCATCCACTGTTCCATTTTTACCCAACCCAAAAAGTTGGGCAGAATCAAGTATTCTATTTTTCATTTCGATTGCTTCTGGGTCATCTGAAAGGGATAACCTAAAAATAAAAAGTTTTTGCTTTTCTAAAAACTTTTTCATTAAATCAAGATGTTCTTTCTTTCCATTTTTATCATAAAATGATAGATTCAAAACTTGCTCAAAAAGTTTTTGTTGAATTGCATCCAATTCAATTATAGATTCTCTGACCATTTCGGAATCAAAAAATCTACTCATAATACTATCTCCTTTAAAATTTGCTTAAATTTAGACTCATCTATATTTAGAAATGGTTTATATTTTTTTATTTTAAAACTTACGGTTTCCCACACAGGGTCTGTGAGTTTTTTATCAAAATGAGAAACATAACCCAAGATTGAATCTAAAATTACAAGTGTTTCTAATGTAATTGCTCCTTGCAAATACTTTTTCAATATCTCTGGATGCTTATTTGCTTTGCATTCAAACAAAGAGTCTAAGTTTTTATTGCCAATAAAAACTTCACTTTCTGTTTTAAACATATAAGACAAACTTTGATATCTTTTTAACCACTCTAGATAATTCTTTTCCCCATTAGAAATTATTTCACCTATCCATAATGATTGAGGGTCAGTGCATTCTATAAAACTAGCAACAAAATAGCATTTTATTTCAACATCACTTTTTTGTCTTGATAATTTTTCAAAAAAATATCTATCTTTTCTTTTGTGGAAAGAATCAAGACTTGCTCTTGATCTTCCACAATATTTAAAATAATCATATCCCTCTTTTGTGAAATGATTTTTTATTGATAGATAAGTTTTATATACATCAAAAGGTGTCACAATTTAAAAATTCAAAGTTGCTCTACTAGTCTTTTTGAGGAAATTTAATTTTGTTGCTTCATATTTAAGTTTTTCTTTGAGTGGTTTAGAAATTAACTTTGGGACTGTTTCTATTTCTATTGAATTATCATCGCAATAAGTAAGTATTGCATCGATATAACTAATCTTAGAAATTTTTACAATTTTTTCAATGTCTTGAGCAAATTTTTGCGGACATAAAAACTTATCCTTAATTACATCTTTTATGTTATTTTCCATGTTAATTAAGTTTACTGTTAACAAACTCTCTAATGTATTTGGTGAGCAACTTAATATATTTTTGTTTATCGTATTCTTCATAGACAATACATTCTCCATTTTCACATGCCATTAAGATAACAAATTTTTTAACTGGGATTCCAGTCAATTCATAGAGCATACAAGCGTACGCTGCACACTGCACAAAATAATGCTCAATCCATTCAACTGGTTTGGGTTTTTTAGAAGTTTTAAAATCTATGACTGCTAATTCACCATTATACTCTGCTATGCAATCTACAGTTCCTGCAATACCAAGAATCTTACTATACAGTGAACTTTCTAAAGCATGAATATTATTTATTTTATTTAATTCTGGTTTTGCTATTTTAAATAAGAAAGTTGATAGTGGTTGAACTTCGGGTAACTGTAGAGAGTTATAAAGATAATTCTCTACTAAACTATGCATATCAGTACCACGACTTGTTGCTTGTCTTGTAATTTTGTCTGCTTCCGCATCTCCTACTTTTTTCCTCCAGTTAGCAAAAAACTGTCGATTTTTGTGAGATGTTACAGAAGTAATAGAAACAAATCTAAGGAGTTCTCCATCACTTGGAATTTTATAATATCGAACTCCATCTATTGTTTCCCTTTCCAATTTTGGTAGATCTAAATCAATATGATTAAATCTACCTTCCATTTTTAAATTACTAGACATTCAATCCAGATTCCATTTTTGCGACTAGGTATTCTTTAACAAGTCCAGAACGAACAATATCATCAATACCAAATTCAATTATATCAAAAGATGGCATTTTTCTCAAGATATCCATAAAATCACTAATTCCATTTCTTTCATTTGATTTAGTCAAATCCGATTGAGATGCATCCCCACAGAACATAATTTTGGAATCTTCTCCAATACGAGTAATGATTGAATCAAGTTCATGAAAATTCATATTTTGAAATTCATCAACGATAACAATTGAGTTATCCAATGTTGTTCCACGAACAAATGAAGTACTCCAGAATTTGATTGTTTCTTGTTGCTTTAGATTTCCATAAAGCATTTCAAAATCTGTTTCTGTTGGAAGTTGGAACATGTATTTAACCATGTTCTTATAAGGAATTTGATACAAAGAAGATTTATCTTCATGATCACCTGGAAGAAATCCAATTTCTCTAGTAGCTACAAGAGAACGAACAATATAAATTTGCTCATATGGAGTGATTTCATTTAAAACTTCCCTCAAAGCATTATACAAAGTGATAAAAGTTTTTCCAGTTCCTGCTGCACCGTATGCAACTAAATGTTTTCCCTTTGAATACGAATCAAAAAGTTTTTTTTGATTCTCTGTTAGTGGTTCTATATTAAGTAGAAGATCCGAATTCAAAGGTCTTTTTCTTTTCATTTGTTTAGCAGTCATGCCAACACCAATAGGTTGGTCCGAATTCCTTCTTTTTCTTGCCATTAAATCTTTCCTACTGTAGCACCAGGCATTTTAGAAGCTCTAGTCAGAACTTCATTCCATCCTGGTTTTGATTTTGCGAGTTTATCTTTCCATTCACCAACTTCACCACTTCCAGGGCAAGTTGATGGGTCGGACCAGTCTCTATCCCAGTCTGGGTTTTCTTTTTTCCACTGGTCCCATTCGTGAACACTCATTGTCACTTCTTTTTGCTCACCAGTCTCTTTATGAATAACAGGATAAGTTGCCATATGTTATGAAATCACGATAATAATATTTATTCTATAGTAATAGAAGGTGCATCAGAACATTCTGGACAATTTTCTGCTTCCCACCCAAGTGCTTCTGCAATGTCTGGAAACTGACAGATAAAGACACACCGTGCTGCCTCAGCAATCTCCATATGTTCTTTTTGAGTGCCGTGAGCAGAACGTAGGTCAATGTAATGGATCCATGACCTTATAGAGCCCTTCATGTAAATACGGGTTGGTGTTGCGAGTGGAAGCACAAATCTTGCACATTCTTTCGCAACTCCTGCATCGAGCATCTTATCGTAAAGACGTTGAGACTCCTCAAAGTGTTGCTCAATCATTCCTTCAAACTTTTCACGTACATGTTCATCCAAATCATTGGTTGAGTTCTGACGGTTCTTCTCGTCCTGTCTGCGAAGTTCAGGTACTTCAGGAAGTTCGGTCAGAAGTTTAGTATCTGCATACCGTTGCGAAAATTCTTGAAATACGAAGGACCTATGACGAAGCACTTGCGCTGCTATACCACGAGTAGTATTAATCTCAAGGGTCATATCTGCTTGCTCGAAGATAGACCAGTGGTTTTGTTTAATACAATACCGAAGAAGTCCTGCAGCAGTATCAAACTTAAGTTGATTATTTGGATTACTTACACGAGCAGTATATGTAATCACTTCTTGTGCAGATTTACCTGCAAGTTCTCCTGCACCTTGAGTAACAGAAATCAATTTAACAATAGGTTTATTCTGGGTAGGCATCATCATCTCCGTCATAAAAAACTTCGTCGTAATCTGTTATTTTTGGCTCTTGTTGCCTTTTATATGTCTCTGTATCAGAGTATATTTCGGACTTCAGAGAATCAACCAAAAGTTCTAAATTACGGACAATTAGTTTAAGTTTGTCCTTGTCCATAAGAATGTATTCTCTCACTGCATTTTACACAAAAAAAGAGAGGAAGTCAAATAACTCCTCTCTCCAATTTATTATCTTTTTTTATTATAAATTGGTTCAATTTTTAGCATTTTATTAAACCAATCTCGCAAATGTATTCGATAACAAGACCAATATTTACACCCTCGATATGTCAATTGATAACAAGCAGGTGGTCTGTTATCTGCATCCATATCGTCAAAGTGATATCGGTAGTCTTGCATTATCTATTACCAACAAGTTGAGCAATAGATGCTTGATGACGACGATCTTGCTTTTGTTTTTGCTCTTTAATGAGTTGAAGTATGTTAATTTTCTTCATTACTTATGCCCCTCTTTTACAAACTTAACACCACGATAAGTTTCATTATACTGTTGGGGTTGTTGCATCATTTGTTGCTGGTACTGAAGACGCTTTTCGGTATCGTATTCAATACCACGATATACTACTTTAGACATTAGGATTTTCCTCCAGAATGAGATTATTAGTCCCGTTCCTTCGGGCGGTTTGCGTCCCATTGGGATGAACGATCCGTTCCGCCGTCCTACTTGCGTCAGAGATTCCTCTGATGAACGTAGGGTCAGTTTAGACCCGATTTTCTATATAGTCAAATAGTTTTGTAAAGTTTGATACCGTTTTACAATTACTTTTTTTCTTTTTTATCCATTTGCATCACTTGATACAAAGGAGTCTTTTGAAACTTTTTAATTTTTTTATACTCTTTTATTACATTTTTAAGTTCGGATTGATTTAATTGAATATTCATCTGGTTTTCAAATTCTTTTTTAAGTTCTTTTCTGAGAACATCTTCAAATTTTTCTTTCATCTTTTCTTTTTTTCCGAACTTTTTGACTGAATATTCCAAAGTTTGGGATTTGTTCTTCCCTCAGATTGTTTAAATGACAACAAATTTTCCCTATATCTATCCCAATAATAATCAAATATATCTACCTTTTTGTTCGTCAATACAAGATCATATTTTGTTAATCCTTCATCTTCATAAGATACAAGGTAAGTATTATAAGGTAAACTTCTATCATTTGCTATTTCTGGTGAGCAATCTTGATGAAGTATTTTCATTATCCACGTCCACCCCACTTAATATCTGGGTATGCTTCGGATACAATTTCTTTACTAATTTTATATTTTTCTTGAAGTTTTTTATCTTTGCACAAACATATAATCTCTGCTTCTAATGGGTGCAATCCTTCTAGAAGATTAATGAATATATTTTCTCTCCTCAGAGAACTTAGAGAATCATTTCCACCTTTTACAAAGTTATAAAATTTTGTATATTCAGTTCTAATAGTGGTGTATTTTGTATCTGATGCTCCTATGGAATCAGAACTTAAATCACCCATAGTATCAACTGCTTGC